TCTGTAGACATCTTATCCTTCTTGGCAGCATCATAACCAAATACAAATGGTTGCGGTGTTATCAAAGATCCAGTTTTAGAGTCTATTAACATGTAAGCTTTTTGACCTGATGTTGCAAATCCACCATCCTCTACACTTACCAATTTTGGTAGTACAACTTTACCAGATGGTAGTGTTACTTCATGGGTATCTTTATTAATATTTCCCATTTGTGTTAATACATTGTTATATTCTGTATTAAACAATTCAAGTGTCTTGCCTTTAAAGTATAATTCTGGGGCACCTTTCATTAACTCTTTTTTACCATTGACTGTAGTGGCTGCGTAGTTTTTTGCTACGTAGGCTTGGGTCATTTCCTCGGCCTTATCTGCATCCCCAGATAACATGAAGAAGTTGTCAAATGTATCTCTATAGTCTGCGATAGTTTGATAGTCTGGGGACATTTCTATATTCCAGTTTATCCCAGCATCGTCTTGTATTTTATTCATAATATCTGTACTATCCTTCTTAGACCAATATGAGTCTAGATCTTTTTTACGATATTGTAATACGGTTGGTGAACTGTTTCTCAACACTTCCCTTGTTCTGTTTACAGCCTCTTCTGGAGATGTTCCAGCAGACACAAGATCTGCAACCATAAAGGCTTCTGCAAACTTATCTTTATTTTCCACAAGATCTTTACCGATACCATTCTGTACGAATTGTGGCATTGTGGTCATGTTTTTAATAGCTACAGAGTACGCAGCAACTTCATTTGGGTTGCTGGAGTTAGAAATTTTACCTACCAACATCTTAGCTGTATCAGGTCCCATACCTTGATTAAATGTCTCAAAATAGGTTGCAATAGATGCAGAAACTTTAGACACATCCGTACGTCCCATGGTCGAAGTATCACCTATAGATTGTGTCATGAAACCCATAAACTGTGAATCAGCTACCCTACCCCACTCTTTAGAACCTACTTGTAGTCCGCCATTATTAAACGAGTCTCTTGATATAGCTTCTTGAAAAATGTTCAACTCTGATAGTTGTTGTTTCCTAAACGATTCTACAATCTGTGTTGTTAGTTCTCTTTTTTTATCGTCCGGGAAAGATCCTGTACTTTGTAGTACGACCATCGCAGATTTTATATCACCCTTATCTAGGAACCCATTTATTGCTGATGCACTTAGTCTTGCTTCCGAGCTTATCATTGCAGACTTTATTGCCTGATCGTCGAATCCTGCTGCCTTCATCGCAACTGGTATGTTGTTTAGTTGATCATTGAATGCTTGTATATTGGTAGGGTCATTGAACACTTGTTTAGATAGGCTATTAACAACATTGTCTAATTCCATTCCCATTTGTTGTTTTTTCTGAACCAAATCGTTCCTATATGATTCATCTAATGCACTGATTTTATATTGAGATAGTTTACTGAACATGTCTAATTTAGCCGATTCTGATGGGGCTGTTTGTAGTACAGATTCTATTTGACCATTGAACCACTTTCTCGTATCTTCTGGAGATAGGGCGCCGGATTTTGTAACATCAAGATATTGTTCCTGAACTTTTACCATATTAGACATCATATAGACATCTTCTTGTGCTTTTAATTGATTCTGATAGTTTTGCTCAGCTATGCCGGCTATGGTATTAACAGCATTAAGTGTCAGTTTACCAACATCATTTTGAAACCCTGGTAGTAAGTTTTCTATTCTGGTATTAAATGCGGACTCATCAGCAATTTGATTTGCTCTATCGGACTGTACTCTTAGTGAGTCTGCTTGTGATAGTGCTACTGAAAATGCATTCTGTAGTCCTGCTGCTTGTGCACCAGCTAGTTGTGCTAAATTTTCTACGTTAGAAACCGTCTGCTGTTGCATTGGTTGATTGTTTCCGTCGCTAAAAGGTATATTAATTTTTGGCATAATTACCCCAATATTGTTGAGAATGAACTTGAGTAGCTACTATTTACTGTAGCGGGTCTTTGAGATTCGAGTTGCATGGCTGTAGTTTTTCTCAAGAAACTTGCTTGTTGATCAGCACTCCAACCGGATAATGCTGCTTCTAGTCTTTGAGAAGTTGCTTGTGTCATTGCAGAATTGATTTCAGATAAACTTTGTCTATACTTATTATCGCCTGTTTTGAAGGTTGTGTCAAGTATATTTTTTACTACATCAAGACTAGATCCTGTTCCTACAGCAAAACCACTTGCAGCATAGGCTGCTTTTGTTTCACCACCCTTTGCCGCTGCGTATGTTAAAACATCTTTCTGATCACTAGCTGCTGCTATATATTTATTTAGATAATTAGCCTCTATGATCGATGCATTTTGTTCCAACAGGTTTTGTTTATACTTTACAGCTTCTTTATTAGCAGATATTTGCTGCTCCATCAAATCCATGGTTTGTGAATATCTCACATTAAAAGCATTTTGTAATGATACTGCGTATTCCCTGTCACGTTGTGCTTGGGTTATTTGAGCCTGCACATTGTTTAGTAAACTTGCATATTGTAGTTGATAGCTTTGTAGGGCCTGATCTTGTGTCCATTGTGATTTTTGCTCATCGGTCCAACGAGTGTTGTAATCATAATTCTGGCTGAATAAATCTGTAAATGTTGTCATATTAGTTATCCGATATATTAGCTTTGTATACTATACCTAGTAGTGTCATAGGTAATGGTTGTGATTGTGAGACATATACTTTAATATCCTGTTCATATCCGTGAGGGAACTTCAATGTTTTGTAACCAGAGTATATATCTGATGATGTATCCATTTGTCCTCCTGCAGATCTATATTGTAAAGTTTCTGTCGTACTATTATTATAACCTACTTTACCACCTAATGTCTCGAAAAATCGTACAGTACATTCAAAAATTCTCGATACCTGCCCTTGACCGGTTCCGCCCATTGATCCTGCCTCAATATTTAACGATCTTAGTTCAGATGTATACCCAAGTCCTATAGTTGCTTTTGAACTTGATGTAATAGTAACAGAACCGCTAGTAACTGTTTTGTCAGATTGTACAGCACCATCTCCTAAGACTGTAACTGTTTGACCTTCTAAATGTCCTAGTCCCGTTATTGTTGTAGTAGACGATCCGTCATATTGTAAACACGAGTCTGCAAATGTAGCATCTTCTTTATCATCATTAAAGAACTCCTCTGTTAAGTACTCAATATACCTTTTAGTACTAGAGTCAATTGTCCTTTTAACCGACATCCACAATTCCGAGAAATTTTCCCCAGTTATGGTACAGATAGATTCTACTTCTGCATCTGTTCCGGCTATAGCATGACGTCCCCAACCTATAACATTCTGATCTGGTACATATGTACAGGACAGTAGTTTACCGTCGCTTCTACGGACCCACAATACCTTGGAAGGTATATCTTGGTAAGCGACCTCCTCAAATGTATAAACTTGCCCTAGGTGCTCGGATAGTAATGTAAGCTCCTGTGGCCTAAAACTGTCTATATCAAATGAATAGGTTAGGGAATATATTCTCTTCTTCAATCTTTCTATGAAGATGATTTGATTAAATGTTTCTGCTATATCTAGTTGAGCACATGGTATGTCTATCTCTTTTCTAGCAGTTATGTTTGTAGCTGATATTGCACCCGATGCTGATGGTCTCACTGAATATACACCATTTGATGTTCCAATAAGTATTGCGTTACCCTTACTTCCCATCCATGCAATTGATTGTGATTTATTTGCACCAAGGGTAAATGTGAAGGATGTACTGTCATCAACATCACCTTTTAAAAGTGAATTATCTGGTTGGAAATTGTTGTATACACCAACCTCTGATGCCCAGAATGTTTGTGGTTGTGTGTTTGTATTACCAAACCATAGTCTTCCTTCGTGTAGACACACTGTTCTAGGATATCCTGTTGTATCTGAGAATGCACCCAATCTCCAGTATAAAGACGCGTTTGTGCCACCAAACTCTCTTTCAACTGTTGCTGACACTTGGGTAGCAGATGTGTATCCTGTTATTGTAGCCCAACCCCACTTACCTGATCCTGTGTTCTTTCTTTGGATTAGAAGTTTTTCTGATGTTGATGGTGCTGTACCCATATCAACCTGACCATCTGTAATAGAATAGTTGGCTGGTACTGTTTGTAGTGTACGTACTCCGGTTGCTGCTACTAGATATACTTCCACGTCACTTGTGCTTTGTGGGTAAAAAGGTATATCAAAATTTGTTTGTGTACCTGTACCTGTATATACAGTCGCATCTGTAGAGTCTGGTCCGGCTAGATATCTTATTGCTCTGCCCACATCGGTCGATACAAATGTATTTGCTGATGCTGTTATGGTTATGCTGCCACTTGTTCCAGACGGGGTGAGTGTGGTTGTGGTACCATTCATGTCCAGATATGGTGGTTCATCAAAAGTAAAGTCGGACAATACCCACTTATCACTAGTATATCTTATCAATTGTTTAGGTGAGTTAGTTCCGTCTACAATATACATTGTATCAAATGATTGGGCCGATCTTAGGTTGGTTAGACCTGCCGTTAGATATTCTGTATCTATTTCATACACTGGTGTTGACAGTGACACATTATCTACTGTTGCTGTTCCTGATGCCTCTAGTGTTATATAGATTTGAGAATAGTTTGCAGCCGGTGTAAAAGATACGGTCTTAGCCGTTCCTGTGGTTACTGTAGATGTGGCTATTTGTGTACCACCAGATGATGTTCCAATTTTTACAGTAACACTTGCACTATATACATCAAGAGTAAGAGTATAAGCGGAAGTGCCAATGTAAGTAAGATTGGTAGAGTAGATGGCTCGTGCTTCATTCCCTGCCCCCCCTCCATTAAGTGCTAATCTAAGGTTTCCTGCATCATGTGATATGCTTCCGGTACCTGAACTTGAGTTTGACCATCCAGAAATACCTGAGGTAAAGTCCCCATTTGTGATCCCACGACTTTGTAAAATCTTTGCTTGTTCTGTAAAAAATCTTAGACGTGTATCAGAGAATTCCAATACATATGCCTGCTCGTTGCTGTATTCAAACCTCATCAACTTGCTAACTGCTGAGTTTGATTTATTACCTGTTACATACTTTGTGCCAGGTCGTCTATATACACCACCATATGGTAGTACTATAAAGTTGAAACAGGTTTCTAATCCTGTTGTAAACTGTGCTAAATCTACCCTACTATATATCCTTGGGGATACTTCTCCGGCAGTAAAAGCTGTTTGTAATTTAAATACTTTTGTCATGTTAGTCCCTGCTGTCTAGCCAAGATCCTCTATCAAATAGATCTGGAGATTCCTCTTGTGCGTCATACAATTTAGCCTCAGCTTTTAGTCTATTAAATTGATCTGTAAGTACTGGAATCATTGTTGTGCTTCCTGTTAGACCAAAACAAATATCTATTGCTAATTTATATACAACCATTGATACAAATACAGAGTCCCACTTTGTAGTGTCTGTTATGTCTGCTATATATTTCAGATCTATAGCATCATCATTTGATACTAATGTTCTTGCCTCTAATTTGTAAGAACTATCTGGATCATATACCTGCCACACACGTAAACAATCTGATGGTAGATTGAAAGTGTAATCATATTCGAAACTTGGTGCTGTACCTGTTGATGCCAGTACAGTACGTTTCATGGCGAAATTCCATGGGTGAGATCTAATTAAATCTTGTCTAATTTGAGGGTATACTATATTACATAGTTTGGCTGGTTTAGTATCTTCACTTATACTTGATATTGTATCTGATCCTAATAAGATCAACGCTCTGTTACAAATTTCTACTACTGATGCCATTTTTTAACCTCTTTATATTTTTAGGGGCGCCCTACTACAATGCAGGTGCACCCCATTTAATGATTATTAAATATATTCAATAACCATTACGATGTCACCAGCAGCTGCTGTACCAGCAACTGTAGTAACTTTGAAGCCGATTGCGAAGAAACCGCCGCAGTCTGCTGAAAGTTCGCCTAGAGCCCAAGCTTCAGATGTGATGCTTGTGATGTCGGCAGCTTCGAAACGGATTTCTACACCAGTGGTGTTAGCCGCTTGAAGGGTTGTGATTGCACTACCAATGCAGTCTACGTCAACTGCATCGCCCATAGCTTTACCAGCAGCAATTTGCCCAGCGCCGATACCTGTATAATACAGGCCAACGTTAGCAGCAAGAGCTGGTGAACCATTGCTATCTAAGTCATCGTTGAAGATTTTGATAGAAGTGATAACTGCATTAGATGGGATAAGTCCCATTAATATCACGTCGTTGATCTCGTCGATTGAAGTAGTAGCTACAGCGATTTTGTCAATGTGTACTTTTTTTACACCTTCAACATTATTAATAACCGAAATTGGGTTAGTAACGATATTGGTTAGGTTGGTTGATTTAACTGTAGAAGCTGTCATAATATTTACCTATTATAAAGATTATTGGAATAGAATGTCAACTACTAGGCCTTCTTCCATACGTACTGCACCGAAAGCTTGTTTGGTGTAGATTTGGAATGGTAGGTCTTGTAGATCTTTTCTTTGAGAAATATCGATAACAGGGTCCATGCCTTTAGCAACTTTAAGAGCATTATCAGTACAAAGAATTGCACGATAAACTGATCCAGCTGTATGAGCAGGCAATCTTTCTGTGTGAACGATTTTGATTCCTCTGAAGCTTGGAAGAGATTTGCCAGCTAAAGTTTTCATGTCTTGATAGTCATGAGAAGTGAATTTAGCATCAGCAAGTAAATCTTCTTTACCACGAGCATTTACCAATAAGTAAACATTGTTAACGTCCATATCAACGTCATTGCTTTCAAGAACGCGTAGGCCGTTTAATAATTTATCTACTGTAAGTCCTGTAGAACCATGAGCGATTTGTTGGTTAGAGTCAAATGAAGCTGAGCCAGAACCATCTTTACCTGTAGCAGCAGTGCCTAGAAGGGCATTGATTACAACAGCATCATAGTTTTTGCCATGAGCATTCATAAGCTTAACAACGTAGTCGTTTGTAGGGTCTACTAACATCTTCATTTTTTCAATATCGAAAAGAAGAGTAGAAGCGTCGTAAGCTTTCAAAGAAGCCATACGTCTTGAAAGAGCACCATCTTGTTGGCTGATTGAGTTTCCAATAGAAACGATTTCAGACACGTCGAAAGATCCAACTCTATCGAAGAAATGTTTTTCACCTTTTGCAGTTTCTTCAGAGAAGAGACCTTTTAGTTTAGATCCTCTTTGTTCAGCCAGGTGATGCAACATAGCATTGTAAGCATTAACAAAGATTGAGTCCATTGTATAAGACATTTTTATTACCTTTATTAGTTTATAAATAATTGTTTTTTGTTTTCGTGCATTTGCTTATCCTTTCGGGGCTACACTAGAATTTACGAATTCTAACGGGTAATTAATAGGGGCTACCACCGCTTACCCTATTTTTTCGAAGATAGCAAACCGTACAACCTCGTCATCTCTTGGACTGCCAATTGGTGTCCTGGATGGGTGGCTGAAAAGTATGCACTTCTAAATTCATTGTCTGCTAGATTTTTCTTAATCATAGCATCTGCGTCAGCTGGTGTTACGCCAAACTGAGTCGCTTTGTCAGCTTCTATGTACGAATCTTCTAACAACTCTTTACCAACTTTAGCAA